ATACCAATTCATAATAGGTGCGGTTTCAGATTTCCAACCAACCGCAAAGGTGCGGTCTCGAGCCTGCGGGATTCCATGATATTTGGTAGACGTTTTATAAAGAGATAAACTGTATCCGCGTTCTTTACAAATTTGATACAGTGCATCAGCTACAGGTTTGCCTTTGTTTGTAAATAATGCAGGAGCGTTTTCAACCACAACAGCCTTTGCGTTAAAGTCATCAATTCCTCGAGTAAATACCTCATACATCCATTCGTTCTTAGCACAACCTGCACCTTTTGATTCCGCTGATGTTCCTGTATTCAATTGAGATAATGCAGCACAAGGAGGAGTACCTGAGATAACGTCAATCTGGCGACCGGGCTTTGCTTCAGTCAAATCAATGTACTTAATATCACGTCCTTTGACATTTTGCTGATAGTTAACGTAATGACTATCGTTAGCTTCAAAACCTTGGAATGAGTAAATTGCTTCAGGTGGTTTTCCAAACGCTTTTTCTGCCCCTAGCATTTGTCCACCAATCAATGGGATAAGAGGTGCCCAAGTAATATCTGTCATTTTATAATCCTATATTCAATTTTCGTTCATACGATAAACAAGTATCTTTAAAGTATTGAATGAGTTGCAACCGCACCTCTTCAGTCAATTCTTTGATCTTATCACCTATAGATGAGTATTCAACTGTGATTTTATTTATGATTTCTGGACTGATCCCAAAACTCTTGACAAAGTCATCAGTATGAACATCCGACGTAATTAATGGCAAACAGTCATTATAAATTGATTCCACAAAGCGATATATTGAAAAGTGTTTCAAATCGTATGGAGGAATCATTAGAGTATATCTTGAAGCACGAATGTTATCAAGATATTCATCGCGATTTACAAACGTGTCAATTCCAAGTTTCTTATGACGAATAAACAGCTTTGCATCAACCTCGTTTGTGTGAATGCTTGACATTACATCATCGTATTGCTTTTCACGATGTTCAGTCAATGCTGTAAACCCAAAGCATAGATCCTTAGTCTTCTCAACTTCATCGTCAAAGAATGTCATAAGACCTTTAGGTTCCTGACTCAAATATGCTTGTAAAGAATCAAGTCTTTTTAAGTTGTAATCATGCCAATCGTATCCATGGTAACAGTGCAATTCGTGTGGCTGATAATCAGTCAATTGATGCAATGTATTTTCGCAAGGATCAAAACAAATTTCGTGTAAAGGAATCTTACGTTCTCTCGACATTTTAACAAGCTGTAACAAACCGACAAGAAATGAACCATTCGCAATAAAGTTCATTTGATTTCTTGTCTTTAGCATAGCATTGAACTTGTTCTTTTCTCGTGTCAAACCTGACGCATCAGAAAGCATTCCACCAAAAACAACAATTTGAGCAACATCTTCAAATTGAGAAATCCAATCTTCACGTTCAAGGAATTCGTACCAAGAATCGTAAATTGGTTTAGGACTTGTCATACACCGTTTATAATCATCAATATAGCAAATCATTTCATCAATGCGAATACCTGCAACCCTTTCAATGTATTCAGCATTTTGTGTATTCTTCTTAGGAGTCCATAAAATAATCCTATGGCCTTTATCTTGATATTCTTTTAAAATACACATCTGCTCAATCAAAGATTTGGTATACTTTGACGTAATAGGTCGTGTTGTGAAAAGAATAATATTAGCCAAAGAAACTCTCCAAACCTAACATAGGTTCTTCTTTAACAGCAAATTGTGTCAAATCTGGTGCAACATAGTCTGAGTCAATTGCTGACATAATCTGATTATTTAAAAATGAGCCGTCGTAATATTCAGGTTTAAGAATTGCAGCCCGGATGCCATTCAATACTGTTTTGTACTTTTCAGGATTTTCAGACAGCATCTTAACTCGCTCTGCCAACTCTTGAGGAGTTTTTGGTCTAAGGAATCCTGGAATATTCAAATGGTTTTGCTCATCGTAAGTTGGATGTAAGAAAGGAATAACTCCGGCATGGATCATTTCAATATACTTTGAAGTAACCCAACCTTTTTTGATTGGAATGATAAACGTAAACTTAACATCTTGCAGTTTGCTTTGCAGTTCTTCAATGTGTAAAGAACCTTTGAAACGATTATCTCCTTCAACCACTTCGGACCATTTTCCATAAATCTCAACATTATCGTTATGGTCAAGAACCCATTCTTTAAGCATTTTATAACGAGACGGCTTGCCTTCATTCAATACAACCATGAAATCGGTTTTGCGATCTGTATTGACTTCAGTGGGATACTCGTAATCAAGACAGAAGGCTGTTTCCATACCTGCATATACCGACGGTACTTCACGAATAATCCTTGTCTGATCCTCATACGAGACGATAGTGTTTGATTTATACGTATAGTCGTATTGGCCCAAAGAGATTGAAGGCATATGAAACATATCACGAGATTGATTCATAACGTAACGTGGATCGTTAACGATTTCAACATAATGCGGTTTCTGTTCATTCAACCAAACAGCAAGAGGAGTAGCATAGCCTTTTGTCATATCAATAACAGAAGCAGGTTTGCCGTCGTCATCATTTACTTTTTTGATTTTGTTTGGAATTGTAACAGTACCAACTTGACCTATCATCATAACGGTTGTGTCAAGCTTGACGTCATTCTCTTTAAGGTAATTAATAATCCAACGATAATAGCTATCATCATACTTGCCTGGGCGTAGCTTTTCTCCACCCCAAATATCAATAACGTTATCATACGGAAAGATTTCGTATTTTTCTTTTTCGTTCAATTGAGCATAATCTGATCTGCCAAGCAAGTAAAAGGTTTTATCGGGATTACGGTTTGCAAGTGCACGAATAGTACAGCTTGCTTCATTATCACCACCGATAGGAGAATACTTGTTCTTACGAAACTTTACAGATTTACCCAATTTTGCAAAGCCAATATTTTTCATTTGTCCATCCATTCTATAAACTCATCTGGGCGCATTGCCTTGTCATCAATGTAGTAAACACCGTATGGTTTACCCCACACGATTTCGTCGTAGGGAACGTTATGGCGGTCAAGCCAATTCTTTGTACATTCTCCGACATCTTCAATGATTTTATTTATGTCCCCATTATGTGTAAGCATTCTGCGAGCGGTATGAAGAACAATTTTATAACCGCGTTCTTTTGCTACCTGCAGGCTTTTAATCATTGGCTCGTTAGGTACTGCAAGACCGTATTTTAATGATGTCTTGGTTTGAGTATGATTAGGAAAACATATGGTATCGTCAATATCAACTATGAGCGTTTGCGTAGTCATTGATGTAATTTCTCATCTTGTTCTGTCTATCAGGTGAATCGTAATGCAATTTAATACAGGTAGCAATAAGCAATGCACCACCGTCAATGATTTCTTCGTAATCGTCTGGATAATATTTAAAAATCATTTTGCCGAAGCTTTCTGCTACATACGGAGGATATTTATGTCCTGATACCATTTCACCATACCCGTGGTACAGGTCGTGAGATAGCTTACAGAGGTCATACATATGATCGCCACCACAACCAATATGATCGCCATAAGATCCTCGTGGATCAAGTAAAGTAATGCTATCGTTGTATGGGTTATAAAGAATATTTCCAAAATGCAAATCACCGTGCATTGCCGATACAGGTTTGACCTTTTTCAAGCAACGTTCAGCAACATCACGATAGAAGAAATCGTCATCTTCAAGACGTTTTTCTGTTTTATCAATCCACATCTTTTGAGCATTCTCATAGAAATCAGCAGTAAACTCAAGCGTTGCTTTTGTATGGAAATACTTTTGCATAGTCACGATTACCTTTTCAATCAAATAGTCAATCGTACTATTAGAAAGGTCTTCGTGCATAAGAAGATCGGACAAAAGAGTGCCTGACTCGTAAGACATTGATAAGGCATAATCGTCTTTGAGAATTTTAGGAACAAGCATACCTTGAAGAGGGTTCAAAGATTCGTACCAATTCTTTTCGTTCATAATCGTTTTGACGGCAAACGGATCATTCTCTTTAGGATTCTTTGTGATCGCATTTAGATCAGGATAATACTCAAAAGAATTGAACTCACGAGCTTTGAATGTTAGAAACTGTGCGCATGTTTTATGGTATGTGGCAATATCACCAATGTCATACCATTGCACTGTAT